ATGGCAGGTGTTCTTGAACAGGGTGCTCCAAGGAATGATGTCTCTCTTTATGGTGACGATACCGATACTCACGGTTCTCGTCTATATACTCAAAACCTTGCACAAGTTTGGCCTGATCCTACCGAAGGTCCTAACGCAACACCATACCGTTTAGGTATTCGTATGCGTTCAATGATGTCTAACATCATGTTCACTCTCGGTGAGATGCAGTCAGAAGCAACACCCGCTTTCATTGGCGAAATCATTGCTCCTAAACTAGAAGGTTTTGGTCGTAATATAGCTCACACTCTTTGTAACTATTGGTACTTAAACCAAAATGATCAATACGCAATTTGCCAAGTAAATAGCATAGCCGCTTCAGGCTCTGGTCCTTACTACTTGAAATTTACTCCAAGTAATGGTGCAGTAGACCGATTCTATGTTGGTCAACGTGTTGACATTTGGGATAACGACAGTAGTGCCCCTGACCTTGACGATAGTGCTGATGGTTTGAAAAACTCAACCAACGGTACAAAAGCAGGTCGTATGAAAGTATTCGTTGATTATGTTGACGAACTCAAAGGCGAAGTCCGACTCGTTTCCGCAGTTGATGCGTTTACAGCGTCAGGTTCAGCACCCGCTGCTGTAACTAATGACGACTGGGTTTTGTATGCAGGTTCAGTTGATGAAGGTGCTAATACGGGTTCAGGTTTTGCTGGCGTTAATAGTTGGCTAAAAACTGGTTCAGGTGGCGATGACAACTATCTTCTAGGTGGTGATAAAGACGGAGCAGCAGCAAATCAAATCGATGTGACTGCTCATCCAGAATTTAAATCATTCTCGAAGGCAAGTGTCGGTACTCTTACTGAACACAAAATGCGACAATATCTGCGTCGATTCCACGCAGCCAAAAACAAGTACGGTCAATATATTGACTGCTTGATTGCATCTGATGGTGTATGGCTGAACTACGAATCTACTAAGATTGGTCGTGAAATCTTGGATCGAACTGGTCGCCTTTCAAGTGTGACTAGCGAAGGTTCAAACGAAGGCTTCTCCTTCACTTTTGATGGACGTACTTATACAGGTTACACTTCAACATACGTTGAAGACGGAACAGTATACGGCATCCGCAAAGGTGGAAATAACTGGAAGAAGTACATCCCGCCTTCAGTAGCGGGAACAAGCAAATTTGCTCAAGCAGATGGTGCTCCATTTGAATTCATTGCCGGTGCTCTCACTGGTACTGGTACAAATAAGTTACCAATCTACAACTCCTCAGGTACTCTAACTCAGATTACCGAAGGTGTTCAAATGCCTGGTCAAATGCGCATGCAGTTGGTTCCTGATCAACCTGCAGGTATGAAACTAACAGGTGTCAGTTACGACAAGATTTATAGTGCTAACTAAGCATTAAAATAATATCCTCCTGTGTTGGGAAGGGACCCTTACTTTCGAGTTTGGGTCCCTTTCTTTTGGTATACTGTTGTTATGGATATTGAAATTATTTATCACCCTTATGACGAAGCATTACTCACAGGACTACAGTTAGGTAAAGAACACCACATACTTCCTGAAAGCCAATGGCTACGACACATTAAAAGAGAAACGGGCAGAAAAGATTTGTTTGTCTATAGACACGCATACACAGAAAAGTTTGTTCTTGCACATTGGATATATCCTCCTTGGGAAGTAGATAAACCAATCTGTCTAGAATTAGACACTATGGATTTACCTCCAGATCGTGGGGGTTGGATACCTACTGAAGAAGTTAAGTTTCGATGTCGTGCTATAGACCCTGAACAAAAGATGATTGAGAATCAACTTAAAGCTCAAAATCAAGCAAGACGAGAAGAGCAAAATGAACAATTAGGCAGACGTGAGGAACAGGTTGCTAATTTACGGAAAAAGGGTAAAGTAGTAGAAGCTAATAAATTGGAACACGCTAACGTGCATTATTCTGATGATGATACGGAACTAAAAGAAACTCTTAGACATGCTGCTAGAAATAGGATAATCACTCATGGATAGCACCAATTCCATCCTAATGACAACTATCGAGAGGATTCGTACTTATTTGGACGATCCTTCTCTTGACGCTAAATACTCAAACGATTTTCTAGTAAGACAGGTAATTGAACCTGAGATGGTTACAGTGCTTACTGCTTTAAATAAATCAAGAGACGAGCCTGTCATCTGTAAATTTCTTTTAAACACTCATACAACGGGAGGCACTACTCATGTTGAACTTCCTCCTAATGTAGGAATCATTCATCGTATTTGTGCTGTAGATGCAGATGGCGATGTAACTGATGATATTGCAAAGAGAGATGAGACAGACCCTCGTGGTCCCGGTTGGAGTCTTGACGGTAGAGAACTTTATTTCCGTCCTGACTGGACACCTGATACTGATGGGTATGAAGTTTGGTACACACCTTCTGGTGATTTTTGTCCTCATTATTCTGCTGCAGGTTCTTCTAGTAACCTTGCTAGTGGCAATCTAATATTAACACTAGACGCTACCCCTGATGTTGGCGGTAGAGACCCAAGAGAAAGTGCTTATGTCGGAGGCATCCTTCGTTGTTGGAAGGCTGACATGACTATCGTAGAAGAGCGAGTTATTACAGCGCATGATGTAAGTGCAAATACTGTCACGGTAAGAACTGCGTTTTCTAGTGATATTGGTTCTGGTGGTACAACAGTAAGATACGAAATTGTACCTCAATACATGGGACAAATTTGGCAAGCAATTGCTTTAGGTTCAGCAATGAACTTAGGTGTAGCTAGAAATATTAACGAGAAACATATGGCGTTTCTCAAAGAACAATTCCAGTTAGCACTACAAACTGCATCTGCGCTTACTGCTCAAAAGTTAGACAATACAAGTATCGCACCTGAAAATTCTGTTTTATATAACATGGTGCAAAGAGTTCGTTGGGGACTTCCTAAAGAAGTAGAAAAAGAAATGTCTAATGATTACATCATGAGGCATGCTGTACAACCTAAACTTGCTGAAGTAATGATGATGATGAACTCTCGTTCTGATTCCCAGATTGTTGTACGTCACAGTCTTACCTTAGCAAATAACACAGAATATTATGCTGTTCCCTCTTGTATCTATAAAGCACTAAGAGTTACACAACTTGCAACAGGTGGGACTATAGAAAAAGAAGTTAGACAACGAAATGAAAATGACCCTAAAGGTAATGGTTGGGCTTTAGAAGGTAATAGACTTTCTATTCGTCCTAATCCTGTAACAGGATTAGTATCTAATTACGCATTATGGTATGTGCCTAGTGGTGACTTTATGTGTCACTACGCTAAAGACGGTTCCCTTGCTAGTTCGGGTACAGTATTAACAATGTCTACGGGTGGTTTGTTTTCTAGACAACTAGGTAACAAAGATAGAAGAGCTAACTCTTATGTAGGTGCAACGCTTAGAGTATTTGAAAGTGATGGTTCGGTTTCTGAAAGAACTATTACAGCTCATAACGCAACAACATCAACAAATACGGTTACAGTTTCGGAAGCGTTTACCACGTCGTCTGGAACTGTTGCATACGAAATAGTTCCCTCTTGGATGACTACTGTTATGTCTGCAGTGGTTACAAGATCTATTCTTGAACTCATGACACTTAAGGGGCAATTGCCCGAAACAGACATTGCTGTTCTTTCCGAGTCTGCGAAGTCTGCGATGACTAATGCAATGGTTTCGGTTAGAGAAAAGAATGCGCAGGAGATGGTTCCAAATAAAGACTCCTCGCTTCATATGATTCTTGATAAAACTAAAACAATAATTGGTGATATCGCTAGGGAACTTGATTACTCTGATGATTACATCTTTAGGCACGGTATCGTACCTGAGTATAGCAGAGTAATGTCTCGCATTCAAAACACTTCGTCTAGTTATCCGATAGAAAAAGTCACTATTTCCCTAGTTAAAGATAAGCAATATTATGTGCTTCCTTCTTGCATAGGAGAGATAATGAGAATGGTAACTCTGTACGATGACGGTCGTATTAAAACAGAGATGTTACCTAGAAATCAATACCATACGAAGGGACCAAACTGGGGAATAGAAGGTAATCAATTATCAATTAGACCGTACCCTCAGAAAAGTGAAGACATTCAAATTTGGTTCCTACCTACTACAGACGCTAAACCTCACTACGCAGAAGACGGAAACGTTGACAGTAATGGTACAACTTTAACTTTAAGTACCGGAGGTTGGGCTTCTCAAATACTTGGAGATATAGATCGGAGAGGATCTGATGCTACTGCGGGGGGTGGAGCATATATAGGTTCAACACTTAGAATAATTGAAACTTCTGGGATAGTCGAAGAAAGAATTATTACAGGGCATAGTCCTGAAGATAACACAGTTGTAGTAAGAAGTGCATTTACTGATGCTGAAGCAATAGCTAATTCTTCTTTAACTTATGAAATTGTTCCTGTACATTTCAATGCTGTAACTGAAGCGGTTGCTCAAGGAGCAGCAATGAATCTACTTGTCGGTGCGAGAAGGGTTACCAAATCACAACATGCAATGTTGTTATCTAACTTCAAATCTGCAATGAAGACTGCAATGGATCACTTCACATTCTTGCAGAATCGTATGCCTAAGAAATATGAAAAGGATACGGTAGATAACGAAAATCGCTTCGGTGGTCTGTATGGGCTTAGGTAGTGCAACACCATCTGCAGGTAAACAGTTAAGTGATTTCATTCGTTCATTAGGAATAAATCCTACTTGGTCTGATAGAGAAAAGAAAAGATACGAAAAAGGTTTTCAAGTCTCTAATGAGTGGGGGGGTTTTCCTATAGCAAATGAAGGAACTACTGAGGGTTTACAACTACCATCTCCGGGCTCTAATAGAACATTACTAATGACACCAATGCACATGCATTTTGGTGGAGCATTTTCACAAGAAGTTTATCTTCCTGCACAACCTGGACTACCTGGACCAATTGGTACGCAAGGTCCGACAGGACCAAGAGGTATACAAGGTATTCCCGGAACTATAGGACCAACAGGAGATACGGGCTCTACAGGACCTACTGGATCTACAGGAGATGATGGACCAAGAGGTAGCACAGGTCCAACTGGAAGTACAGGTCCGACTGGCGATACAGGAAGTACAGGACCGACAGGAGATACAGGTACAACGGGACCAACTGGTTCGACAGGACCAACTGGTTCTACTGGACCGAC